TGGGCTTGCCGAGTGTGTCCTGAAACGGCCGGCGAGATACAAAAAGCACGGCTGCACCTTCAAACCCGACTATTCACGGCTTTATCCCGGCCGACACAAGGACTGACCTGTGAGCATCGAATCCACCGCCAAAAAATTCGCCCGGTTGCAGCCAAGAGTGGCAAAACTGATGCCGAGCAAGGGCTCAACCGGGCATTCCGAATCGTGGGAATCTGAGGATGCTTTCACGATTGCGTCAGCCATTGGAGCCTATTCCCGTGGCAAACCAAGACGCAAGTTCCCCGTGATGCTGATGATGCTTCGGTATTGGCCGGAAGGCCTGAGACCAGACCAATTGACCGCCATGATCGGCATCACGACCGGCATGTTCAGCCGTCGCCTGCAGAAGACATGGCACACCGTACCCGAACCCACGAAGTGGAAGATCACCTACCGGTTGGACGATGACGGCCTTGCGAAGCAGTTATTGGGCGAATTCCGAGACCCAAGCCTGTGTTATCGCTGTCGTGGACTCGGTACGGTCCTGAGAATCACCGACAAGGACGGCAACTACGCAGCCCCGGTAATCATCGACTGCCCCACATGCGGCGGAGCCTGCACCATCCCCATGGGCTACAAGCGCCGTGCGGAGCTGGCCGGGTTACCCGCCAGGCAATGGAACCAGCACGTTCAAACCCACTACAGCCGCATTCTGGACACCTACAGCTTCATGGCTGACAGGGCAGGTGCCGGCGTCATGCAGGAGATTGGCTAATGGCCGACGATTACATTCAACAGGAAGAATTCAGTGCAAAGGATTACGACAGGCCAGCTCGCCGTATCAAGCAGCTACTTGAAATGGGCATGAACCTAGCCGTGAGCCACCAGAAGTTCAACACCGTCACGATCAGCTATTCCAGCAAGCAGTACACAGACCTGGTGGTTGCCAACCTGCCTGGCCCCGAGGTCACAATTCGATGAATAATTGCATTCCCTGATACAAACCAGCACCCTCAGTTTGTATATGGTTGGAACTTTTCACCACATCGAACAAATTGGCCACATTTTTGACTTTTTGTTCGATACACAAGATTTGATTTATAAACTGTCGTGCGCGCATGTACGCGCGCGCGAGGAAAGTATAACAATAATGTACTTTATACCGTTGTTATGGCATAGTTGGCGCGTAATGTTTGACTTTGACCCATAGTGAGGACACTTCCATGAGCACCATGAAAGAACTTGAGGCTGAAATGAAAGCCCACATCGAGCGAGCTGCCGATTTTGGAGCCCGGTTCCGCGACTTCAAGAACGCTGTCCGTGCCCAGGCCGCTGCCAACGCCCCGATGTACGTCAATGTTGCGCTGTGTGCCATCACCGACGAACAGATCGACACGCTCTGTGCGCAAGAAATGGGCGCCTGAGTTAAGCATGTTGACACTGATCCGCCCTATGGGTTAATTTCCGCAACATCCAACCATGTCACCAGTGCAAACCGTTCGCGAAAGCGAAGTGCGTTTCAGAAACCCCGGCCTAAAAACTGGGGTTTCTTTTTGGGGCATGAATTTTGTGAGGTAGAGAAGCGGCATCTCGTCGGGCTCATAACCCGAAGGTCGGCGGTTCGAATCCGTCCCTCGCTACAACGTGTAGGTCCATCAGCTACAACCTTCCACGGAAGATAACGGTGAAACATGAGATTGGTCCCGCATGCCTGCGGCAGCTAAGGACCGACACCGCTTCTGGCCGAGCGCGTAGCTGTTGGGCCGACCTATGTTTAACGTAGCTCAGCGGTAGAGCAGTGCATTGTGAATGCGCCTGTCACGGGTTCGAATCCCGTCGTTAACCCCAATTCACCATGAGGAAATAACAATGACAGCCATGCGCGCAAAATTCCAAGTGTCGAGCGTTGAAAAGTTCGCGACCAGCGAGAAAGTAAAATTTAACGCGGTAGGTAAATCGAGCTCTTACCCAGCAGACGGCAGCGACGAAGACAATACCTTTGCAAAGTTCACGCCATCGGCATCCTGCGAGGTCTCAATCGCGAACCCAGAATTGTTCGGCAAGTTCGAGCCTGGCCAAAAGTATTATGTAGATTTTACGCCGGCCGAATAATCCGGCTTTCACCAAATTCGATCTTGCGCATGCCAATTCACTTTGCGGTGACGCATCGGTGGGCTACAGGCGCACAACTTAATGCAATTCCCAAACTTGATTTCTAGGCGCAACACCGGCCTGAAACACGGCCATCGCCTGTCAGCGAGATCGTTACCCTTTAACCATTACCCGGACCAGCATCAATGAGCCCAGCAGCGATAAACCAATACGGCGAACTCGCTACCTCACTGGGCGTGATAGCCGGCGGTATTATTTCCGCGTACTACTGGGTGTGGCCACGGTTTTCAAAGTTGTGGGCATCGTATCGTGAGCGCGTCAAAGCCAAAAACGATTTGCCGGCAAAGCTCGATGCCTTGATTGCGAACCAGCAAGCGAACCACGAAAGCACGACGACGAAAATCAGTGCCGTTGCTGCCGATGTGGCCACCCTGGCATCGATTACACGAGCGCGTGCTGATGCCAATCCGCATGAAGCAAACTTCGAAGCCAATGCCGAAGGAATGTTAATCGCTGTAAACAAGACGTATACACGTTGGGTTAACAGAGAGCTCAAGGAAGTTCTCAATCATGGTTGGAAAAACACCGTTCACCCGCTTGATCGTGATCGCGTCAGCGAAGAATGGGACCAGACGGTTATTGAAGGCCGTGCATCGAACATGAAATACCGATTGCTTGACGGCACATTGGTAGAAGCCACCGCAACACCGATACCCGAAGGCGTCATTCCCTGCGAACGCTGGGTCGGCGTCATCCGTAAAGTCAAAGAAGACGAGCTCGCTGTCAGTCATGAGTAATCCGGATTACCCAAAAACACCATTGGTGCCACCGAAGCCACAATTTCCAAAACAACCAGGTGCACCGGATTGGAAATCGAAACCGAAAGGCGGGCCTGTTGCTGTTGCCGCGCTGATCGTATCGGGTTTGTTTTTTGCATTGAAACCAAGTGAAGGTGGACGGATACTGAAACCGTATCTCGACAGTGCAGGCATTCCCACCGCATGCATGGGCGTCATCGGCCCGGAAGTAACTCGCCGCTACAAAGCTGGCTTGAAGTTCACTGATGCCGAATGCGAAACGATGGAGCGTACTTATCTCAACAAGATGGTCGGCCGCATGCAAAGCTGTGTGCCTGCCAAAGTTCAGAACGATATGACCTATGGCGAGTGGATCTCGTACGGTCACTGGGACTACAACACCGGAGCATTCTGCAGCTCGTCGGTCGGCCGCAATCTCACTGCCGGCAACCACGTTGAAGCCTGTAAATCGATGGGCAAATACACCTACATCACACTGCACGGCGTGAAACGTAATTGCCGTGACCCCGACATGAAACGAATCTGCGGAGGGCTCGTCACACGACGCGACCTTGAAGTGAATTCGTGCTTGAACTCGTTATAACCGCCTGCACGGCGTTGAATTGGCCGGTGCTGGCAGGGCAGGATCGCCCACGTTCAACGTCGTTGCAGACAGAACCCTAATCTGTCTGCCGTTCCACCCTGTAAGGAAAACCCTGCTATGAACGCAACACTCGGAAGAACACTGCTCTACACGTTGACGGCTGCTGATGCTGACGCAATAAACCGTCGTCGCACCAACAGCGAAAGCATTCTTGAACGCATCCATGGCGGTAAATGGCCATTGGGTGCACAAGCTCACATCGGCACCCAAGTTAGTGCCGGCGATACCTTTCCGATGATTGTTGTTAGAGCCACTGCATACAACTCGGTCAATGGCCAGGTTCTGCTCGATGGTACTGATACCCTTTGGGCTCAAGACAAGTATGAATCCCATGGTCCGAGTCAAGGTTGCTGGCACTGGCCGCCACGGACATAAGGAACGGATATGACTCCACTCTCCCCAACGCTCACCAAGATCATCGGTGGGCTTTCTTTGGCATTGCTCGTTTCACTAGGCGGCAATGCCTTTTTTTTCTACCACGTTGCGAAAACGGCTGGCCTCAGTGAAGGTGAAGCCGAACGCAAGACGCTCGCTGCCAACAATGCCGGGCTTGAACAAGATGCTGCTGTTACGAAGGCACTTTCAGAACGTGCTTCTAAAGACAACTCAGCATTGATGCAAAGCCTTGAAGACATTGCAGCACGCGGACAGGCAACACGCACGATTTACCGCACTGCTGCTGCAAAGGCACCACTCGAACTGAACTGTGCGCCTGGCAAAGAACGCATGGATGCAGTGAACAAAGGCCTTGGCCCGCAGAAATGATTAAGTACGCCGGTTTCTCGGTGGAATTCATGAACCTGCCGGTGCACTCACCGCAACAGCTTCAAGCTTTCACCGACCGGTTGCATGAATCAATGCGATCGCTTCACCCAACTCGTGAATTTCCGGACGAAGTTGCCGTCGCAATCTTTTCCTATACACCCATTCAACCCGACGTAGAGGCTGAGCCAATGGCAGATAGCCATGCTAAAGCCTGACTTGGAGCAATTCATGCGTATTTTTGCTAAATCAGTCTGCATCATGTTGATCGTGGCGTTGATGATTGTTCTGTCTGCTTGCTCGATGGACCAGTTCGTTAAACGCAACCCTATCCCGTCACAGTGCAATGCGATCTGCTATACGCCTTGCGTCGATGACAAAGGCGGTACCGGAATCCAGTGGGTAGGCGATTACACTGACCCAAATACATGGGACAACCTGGGCGCCGATACCACGACGCAACTGGGCGATGCCCTGCGTGTTTGTGAAACCCGTCGTAAAGCATGCGTTCAATGCCTTAACCGCCTTGAAGAACAGAAGGTGATTGTGCAATGAGTCGTAAGCCGGCCACCTTTAGCATGCCGATACAAGCTGGTGCTACTTGGGAAGATGAATTCGTTTACCGCGATAAAGACAATGTAGCCATTGACCTGACGGACTATAAAGCCCGCATGCAGGTTCGTACTCGAGCAGGTCGTTATGGTCTTACCACGACAACGACACTGTTGCTGGAATTAACTACCGATAACTTCTTTCTCAACATCGACACACCATCAGGTGAAACGGTTCCGTGCCGGCTAAATATTGAAGTCGGACCTGCCGTACACGTTGTGTTGAATCCACGGAACCTGCAGAAGACAGTCGTTTACTACAGTGTCGAGCTCTACAACGACAACGTGAGCCCCGAATACGTCATTCCTTTGGTCGGCGGTTCCATCCCGGTCAAAGGCACCGTCATCAGAAGCTGACATGCCTGACATCATCGATACCGGAACCGCCAATACGGTGGTGGTCACTGATCGTCGAACGGTAGTCACGCTGGAACGCGAGGAAACCATTGTCGAAGTCTCGAGCCCGGGCCCGCAAGGCCGACGCGGAGAGACTGGGGCAACCGGTGGAACATTGGCACCGATCAATTTCAGTTATGGCGATGCAACACCGAAGCTTCTTTACACACCTACGGACAATGTTGTTATCGACCTAGCCCAGATCGTACTTCGCACAGTGTTCGATGGCGTCGGCGCTTCCTTGAGTGTTGGAACAATGGCAGATCACGAGTCTGTCATATCGCTCAACAGCAATGACCCATACGAAGCCGCGACATACGAAACAAGCCCCGAGAAGCAATTGTCATCAGGCGAATCGCTTTACCTGTTCATCACATCCGGAACCGGTGCCACACAAGGCAGCGGCCAAATAGTTCTGTCCCCGTTATCAATTTAGGAAATCATCATGGGCCGCTTTTCTGATTTACTCGGTACGCTTAACTCCAAGTTCAAACTTGGCATCGGTGGGCCACAACTCAAGAACAGCGCTGGCGTTATTCAAGCCCGCGATACAGCGGATGCTGCTTATTCCGCAATGGCTGCATTATTGTTCCAAACCTACGGCAACGACTTCGAACTAAATTCAGGCGCTGCTGGTTCTGGTGCAGATTGGAAATACACACTTCGTCGTCCTAGCACCGGCATGACATTGGCGCTTACTGTCGTAATGCCTTCTGGTACTCCGGCGCCTGGTCAAGCGATTACGGTTCAAAGCTATTCTTCCGGTGTAATCACACTGGAATACACCACGATCGCTGGCGGCACGGACAAACCCGTTGTAGACACGACATCGCTAGTTTTCGGTTCGGCTGGCACGTTGGCGATGTATACCGCACCAGCCAATGCAGTGCATCAGTTATACAAAATCGTAATCGACACAGCATTTACCGGTGCGCCAACCATGAGCATCGGTATTGCAGGAAATACTTCAAAATATGTTGCAGCAACTCAGATTGATTTGACCGCTGCCGCCGGCACTGTCTTTGAAATTGACCCTGGGCTTGCTTCCGTCGGTACAACGGAAGCTTTGATCATTACTTACGCCGCTGGCGGTGCAGGTGCAGGTGCTGCTCGCATCCTTGACGAATACGTGATCCCAAGCTGATGGGCGTCTGGGCAAACCTTAAAGGTACTGTTGAATCCACCTTCGGTATCGGTAAGAACAAAGCGCTTTTTGATACTGCTGGACTCACAGCGCTTCGTACATTCGGGTTACCAGATACCAGCGGAACACTTGTTGTTGGTCCTTCAAGTTCTGTCGATAATGCAATAACACGATTCGATGCCACGACCGGAAAGATAATCCAAAGCTCAGACCTATTTGTTTCGGATTTATCCGGTTCTTCAGTTTCATTATTTACATCGGCCGGAACCGCTTTAGTTCTATTGGCTACCGACGCAGCTCCCACTGTTGGTGCAAGCCAGGCAGGTAAACTAGCCAGTCTGAGCGCATCCAACGCTGTAGCTTCAACGAATACAGCCGGTGCTGCTGTTGGTGGTAGTGCCAGCATTTTCGGTGGAAATGCGGCAAGGCTCACGAGCGGTAACGCTGCGGGTGGTGACGTCAATTTAGTTCCAGGATTAGGCATCGGTACCGCCAATGCTGGTTCTGTTTGGATTCGAAAGCCTACAAGCCCAAGTTCGTCGCAACTACTCGTAGCTGCTCTGAAAATGCGGGCCCCTGTCAATGAAACACAGTCCAGGTTCATTTCGTTTTATGGTGCTGATGACACAACAGAAACAGGTTTCATATCTAGCAATGCTGGCAATACAGGCCTGTTGATTGATTTAAGTACCGTCAATGCCAGTTCAAGTCTTCGTTGTGGTTACGCATCCGGCGGCTTATTTGCGACGACGACGATTCAGCAAATGGGCGCAACTTATAAATTAGGCTGGGGCCCAGTCAATGCATACGATACCCCAGACACTTTATTCGGACGTTCAATTGCCAATGGTGTTGTAGTAAGTGCAACCGGTGTTGCTGGGTCTGCCGTTTCCAGAAATGAAGTCAATAAGCTCTTCACGGGTATCGCCAACGCGGTGGGTACTGGGGTTCTGACTATCACGGTGCCAAATTCTGCACAGTCTTGTCAGGTTTATGTAGAAGTGTGTGGCTCGCTCGGTGCCGGTGGTGCAATTGGAGCAAATGAAGCCACCGCAACCAATTGCTACACCATAACAATCACGCGAACAGCAGGCGTAAATGCTGTTGCGCAAATATCTACGGCAAGTGGTGCTAGTGCTGTAGCCGTCGCTGGTGCCGCAACGGTTACCTGTACTGCAGCCATGAGCGCGGTCTCTGGTGCAGTCGGTGCAAGCAATACATTCACAGTCAACACGACGATCAGCCGATCTGGTGGTTCTTCTACGAACCATACCTGCCTTGTTTACGCCAAGTTGATGAACGCAAACGCCACCGGCGTAACAATCGCATAACTGAGGTTTATATGCCGACAAGAGAAATTAAAGGACTGACAGAAGGTGAATATCTGGCACTGGTTGAATTGGCGGATGGTGGTTTCCGTTATCACGGGTTAGCAGGTGTCACACCAGATTCGCACAACGCCAAAGTGAAATTGATGGCCGCAATTATCATTCCTGACCCGAAGCCACCAAAGGTCAAGAAAGTAGCCGCACCAATAGAAGGAATTGAGCAATGACTACCGCAATTGAACCCACTACTGCAGCCGCAAGTGTGACGGTCAACATCACTGATGTTCCTGCTCGTGTCGTTGCCACAGGATTGGCTGGCGCTGAAACCATCACGGTGAAAACTGTCGATGGTGTGGACGAAATTGAACAGGTTGCCTATGACGACAACGACACCGCTGTGGTGTTGACGGCAACAAAAACACCTATTCCTATCCGGGTGCCTGGCCTTTACCTGTTTGAAAAAGGTGTGACCGCTGGTGCTGTTGGCCTGTTTGTAACGCAATCTTGAATATGTCGGAATCAGCATTCGGTGGTGCCTTCACTGGCGCATTCAACAACGCATTTACCAATGGCAGTTCTTCAAGCTTCGATATGCTCGGCTTGATCGGTGCTGATGATGCTGCTTGGTACCGCGTCACCGCTGGAACAACTTCGCCTGTTGAATTGCTCACTGACCTATCAGGGCAGAGCAACGACTTTGAAGCCAGTGGAACCACGATTCCGACGGTTGCAACACGTTACGGCGTCAGCTACCTGCAATATGACTACTTGACTGTACCGAGTGAAACGATCACATGGCCAATGAACGGTATGACCGGCACGTTTGCCTTTGCGTCGATTCATGGTGCGCAAGTTTTCACCCTTCGACCTGGTACACAGCCGCCACGCATCCAGTTCATTGAAGCGATATTTATTGCTCGAGCACTGGATGCCGGCGAACAGGCTTCATTGCTTGCTTACATGCAAAGCAAGTGTCCCACCGTGCTTTGGAATGCCGAAATTCTTGGGACAGAATACAACCATGACCTTCTGAGCTACGAAAACCCGGCTGGTTCTTTCGTATTGACGTTCAGTGACGGCCAAACCGCAGAAGCACCACCATGGGACGCCCCGGACTTCTATACGAAGCTGGTGACCTTAGCTGCACCGCGTGTCGGCCTTCGTTTTGTGTCGGATGACAAAGCCAATGTGCAGGAATACGAGCTCGATGGTGAAACCTTTTTTCAAACCACAAGCATGGTACCAGCCAATATCGGTGAGTACACCGAATGTTTGTGGATGGAAATACTCGGGTTCATTCAAGGCACGCTACCGCCGTTCTCGTCATACCCGCAAGATGGTAACCTCGAATACCTTGCCATTTCATCGAATGACGCGAGCGGCTTATGTGGTGATTTCCCGGCATTGGAAGATATCCCGCCAAATTTAGCCACGCTGATCATCACAGCACCAGGTATGAAGTGGGATACGGTCAACGTCGATGCATTGCCAGACTCCATCACGACGTATGGATTTCACGGATTCACCACCACTGGACCAATGCCGGCGCTTGACACGCTTCCAAACGTGACGTCGATTGATTTCAGATATGTGAATTTTACGGCAGGTTCGGTGCCAACACTTCCGACCAATTTAGTTCGTCTGGATCTGCACGGTTGCAATCGGACAGGGCTGGCTCCAAATCCTGGCCGTTTCCCATCCATGTACCGTTATCACTTCCGCGAAAATGCACTGACCGGATTCGATGAAGCTGTAACGATTTCAGCAGCGTGCGATTACCTTAATCTGGAAAGTAACGCACTGACACAAGCAGCCGTCGATGCATTGCTTGCTGCACACGTTGCAGCAAACCCAACAACGGTTGGAAAACACTTTAAACATATCGCCCTTAGTGGCGGTACCAATGCGACTCCAAGCGGTGCTGGATTGGCCAACAAAGCCATCATGCAGGGCCGTGGCTGGACTGTGACAACAAACTAAGGAAATCCCTATGAAATTCTTGATGATTGCGCTGTTGGCAATGATGCTAACGGCTTGTGCCGGAACTATGGAACGTCATGGCGTTGATATGCGAGCAAAACAAGGCGAAGCATGGACGCCAGTCATTTACGAAAAACAACACCACGAAAGTAACCCGAGACTTTCGTCGTTTGTGTGGAAAGAAGCGCCCGGTGCTCCGAACCAAATAATTTTCTATTACCCTCAAGGCGAAGCAGCACCTACAGAAGCAGAAAAAGCTGCGATTATTTATGAGCATTATCAGCGTAAGGTCATTGACCCTGATGAAGCCGCTAAACTTCGATGGGCAGGACTTGGGCCAGGCGCTGACGCAGTGGCTACTATTTTTTGTCTTGGAAAATCCGGGGTAGTGGAAAAAAACAGGCTACTCGGTCCAAACCCATCAACGGCTGCGCTTGGTGCTGGCGTGGTCATTCCATTCGTAATGTTTCAATACCTGCCGTCACGCGATACCCCTGTATGGCAGTCGTGGGGAGCAAACAATAACATCGTGAAATATTCAGGCGGTTATCGAGCTGGTACTGCACTGAAAAACCTTGCTAAGTGCTGATATCGATTAATAAATGGTTGCGCGTAAGAAAACCTTGAAAGCCAAAGTTAAAAAGGCACCGAGGGAAAAGCGCGCCGATGGTAAAGATAAAGCCGGGCGACCAAAGATGGTTTTCCCGGTCAGTACCATCAACAAAGTTTGCGACATGATGATTCTCGAACTAAAAACCGAGACCTGCGTGTTGAAAGAAATGGGGATCGATCGTGCTGTTTGGTGTAGGCAGAAACGCGAAGACAAGATGATGAAGGAAGCGCTCGATTTAGCCCGCAAGGACATGATCGAAGGCGACCTTGATGAAATGGTGGCTTTAGCTGATGTGGCTTTTGATCGTGATTCTGCTGCTGCAGCAACGATTAAGGTCAAAGCGCGCGAAACCCGAGCCCGTATGAGCATGCGCGCTACCTACGGCACACCACTGGCGCCACACAACAATCGTAACGGCATGCGTGTTGGCATCGTGGTGTTACCACCTAAAACGCCAACATCGCTCGATCATCAAGGCAATGCCACCATCATCGACATCCAGGCGATTCCACAACCTTTGGAACAACCAAGACGTGTGAATCGCTTGCTCCAAAGACCGAAGTGACGTGGACGACAATCAAGAGCAGGACATTGTTTGGGAACCAACACCCAAACAGGCTGAGTTTTTGTCCTGCGATGATTACGAAGTGCTTTATGGTGGTGCGGCAGGTGGTGGTAAAACCGATGCAATCCTCATGGATGCATGGTGTGGCCAATACGACGGTCCACAGAACCCGAACCATCGCGGCATCCTGTTTCGTCGCACCTTCAAAGAGCTCGAAGACATCATCGAGCGGTCGCACTCGTTGTATCCGAACTTCATTGAAGGCGCGAAATACAACAAGGTCGAACATATCTGGCGTACCCCGTGGGGTGCAAAGCTCGAATTCGGTCACTTAAACCACGATAACGACCGGTTCAAGTATCGCGGCCGTGCTTTCAACTGGATGGGCTTCGAAGAATTGACCTTATGGCCGACCGATACCTGTTACCGGTATTTGAAGTCACGACTGCGTACCACTGACAAGTTGTTGCCGCGTTATCTGCGTTCAAATTCCAACCCCGATGGCCCCGGCCAGAAGTGGGTAATGAAGAACTGGGCGATTGAGCAAAGCGGGGCAGCAAGTCGCATCGTTGTACCGACCGAGTTTGAAGAATCGGATGGTAAAGGTGGCTGGCAAATGGTCCAGCGCATGATCATCCGTTCCTTCATTCCATCGAAGCTGACCGATAACCCGTATCTGCGTGGTACTGGTTACCGCGAGACACTGATGGATATGTCTCCGGACGAGCGCGATGCTTTGCTGCTCGGCTTGTGGAACGGTAACCAGGTTAAAGGTGCTTTCTACTTCAATGAAATGCAGCGTGCCCGTGCTGATGGTCGTATTGGTGCAGTGCCAGCCGTAACAGGCGTCCCGGTAAATACCTTCTGGGATCTCGGCATGAACGACACCACCGCGATCTGGTTCCATCAAGGCATGGGCCCAACCAATCGTTTTGTCCGCTGCTACGAAAATAGCGGTGAAGGTATCGAGCACTACGCTCAAATCCTGCAACAGTTCGCCAAAGATTTCCGCTACGTCTACGGCACGCACTACCTGCCTCATGACGCAGCACACACCACATTGGCCAGCGCCGGCAAGATGGTGATTCAACTTTTCCGGGAAGCGTTACCAGGGCACAAGTTTGTGACCGTACCGCGCACCCCACACCTGATCGTTGGTATCAACCAAACCCGCAAGGTGTTTGGTAACTGTTATTTCGACGCCGAAGGTTGTGTTGATGGCATCGCGGCATTGGATGCCTACCGTAAGAAATGGAATGACCAGCTCGGCGCGTTCACCAACGCGCATGTGCATGACTGGTCTTCGAACTATGCCGATGCATTCCGTCAATTCGGCCAAGGTTTCGAGCCAGCACAAAAGCACGTCAAGCCGCCGGAGTGGCAAAAAAAACTTCATTCCATGTCACGAGCACCACGCTCCCCCATGACCTCTTGAGACTATGAGCACAAATAATAATCGAGACAAGGCGCGGGCACTGTTCTGGCGTTTCCAAGACGTTTACCCGCGTGGTCACGAGCAATACATGGTGCACGCTCGTCGTATGGAGGACTTGTATCTCGGTGGTGGTCGTCACTGGCGTAAAGACGACAGGGCAATTATGGAAATGGATGGCCGCCCATGTCGTGAAGTGAACACTATTTTACCTACGGTCAACCAAGCCGCTGGTTATCAAATCGCTAACCGCGTCGATATTTCATATCTGCCTAAAGGTGGACGAGCCGACGAACAAAGCGCGAAGTTGATGTCAAAAGTGACCAAGCATTCATTGGAAAACACGAAGTTTCGTTACAAAGAAACCGATATGTTTTTGGATGGCTTGATTCAACAGCGAGGCTACCTTGATATCCGTATGGATTACGAGGACTCGCTTGATGGTGAAGTAAAAATCACTGTGCCTGATCCGCTCGATGTGATTCCTGACCCGGACGCAAAATCCTATGATCCTGATGACTGGGCCGATGTCCGCACCACACGCTGGCTTACAGAGCGCGAGATCGAAGGCGTTTACGGTAAAGACGCTGCGGAACAAGTGGTCGGCTCAAGTTTAAATTACTGCGATGAAGTCAATTTTGGCGACGGCATCGTTAAACGTGGTGGTTTTGATAACGATATGCCGATCAGCTATGCAATGGGCATGGGCTGGTACGGTGAGAACAAGCAACTACGTCGTTACCGCATCATTGACCAACAGTCACACGAATACATGCAGGCACTGGTCGCAGTATGGCCAGGCGGCGATTTCCGTGTTGTCGAAGATTTACCGCGTGAGCATCTTGCTTGGTTGATCGATCATGGCGTCAGCATCATCAAACGTCGTGTTCGTCGTGTGCGATGGGAAGTAGCAGCGCCAGAAGTGTGCTTCGTCGACAAGATGTCACCTTACGATCATTTCACCATCGTCCCGTTTTTCCCGTATTTCCGTCGTGGCCGCACCATCGGCATGATCGATAACATGGAAAGCCCGGCTGAAATGCTCAACAAGTTCGTGAGCCAATACGAGCATGTCGTGAATTCCAGTGCCAATAGCGGCTGGCAGGGTGAAGAAAACGTTCTGACCAATATGACCGATGATGAATTCACCAATAAAGGTGCATCAACCGGTTTGGTGTTGCTGCGTACACCGGGCACTAAAGAATTCACCAAGATAACGCCGAACCAAATTCCAAGCGGTATCGACAAGATCATTGATTTCACCCACAACCACCTGAACATCGTTTCCGGCGTTGACCCCAACGGCATGCAAATCGATACCAACGACATGAGCGGTATCGCGTTGGAAAAGCTCGATTACATGCAACAAAAGAAACTGGCCATTGCGCTCGATAACTTGAGCCGCACCCGTCACATGGTCGCGGACCGGGTGTGTGAATATATTCAAAAATTCATGGGGCAAGAACGCATTGTCCGTATTACCGAAGTCAACGCCTATGGTGTTGAGCAGCGTGTCGAGTTGCCACTGAATGTGCCACAGGAAGATGGCAGTATCTTAAACGACCTGACCATTGGCGAATATGACATCGCCATTTCAGAACGTCCTGCGAATGCTACGTTCAACAACTCGGAATTTGAACAACTCAAAGCCATGCGCAAAGACATGGGCATCGCAATTCCGGATGCTGTTGTTATTCGTGCGTCTAACCTGGCCGACAAGTCGGAAATTGCGGATGCTCTCGAATCTGCCCAAGGCAAACCAGATCCGCTGGTGGAAGCAGAAGCCGCACTCAAGGCAGCCAATACACGTCTTGCCGATGCTCGTGCCGTTGGCGAGAACTTGAAAGCCCTTTACTCGGCCATTCAAACCGCCGGCGCCATTGTATTCACACCAGAATCGGCGGCCATTGCCGACCAGCTCGCCAAGTCGGCTGGCTTCGTCGATCAAGACGCTGCACCGATTATCCCGGCGGCACCTCCGGGTGTTCAACCCGTCGATATTGCTGCACCCGGCGATACATCGCCATTAACACCGAAAAACCCAGCAAGCCCCGACGTTGGTTTTCAACGCGGGCTAACTGATTCCCCTGCTAATCCCCCTGCATGATGAGGCTTTTATGAGCGGCGACATTGACAACATTCAAAACCCAAACAACATGACACCAGAAGCGCTGGCCGCATTGCGAGCATCAGACCCATCGGCATTCGATGATGATGTCCCTTCTACCGGTGCGGAAGACGATGACGATGACAAGGTGAAAGAGCCTGTCGAAGACGACAAGACCGAAACGCCGGACAAGGTGGCCGATAAAGAACCGCCTGCCGACGATGCTATCAAGCATGCACCAAAAGTGATTCCGGAACCGCGATTCGCCGAAGTGGTTGCACAGCGTAACGCTGCCGAAGAAGCTGCTGCATTGAAAGAGGCCGAAAACCAAGCCTTGCTTCAAGAAATTGCAACTCTTAAAGGGAACAAAGAAGCAGCTCCGCAGCGTGATTTCGTTGCTGAACATGCCGAACTTATGCGGCGTTACGATGAAGATGGCGACCTTACCTTTGCTGAATACGAGGCCGAAAAATTCAAACTGCTCGCCGATATGCAGAAGGCTGACGTTGACGCAAAGATCAATGAGCGTGAAAAACAACGCGAACAAAATGAACAGCAAAAACTTCAAGAAACAATAGATCAGGATTGGAAGTCGGCCAATATTGACTGGAAAAAAGCCAACACTGAATTTCTCGCACTGCCAGGCGCCAGCGTCGCTATGCAAAACGCTATTAACTTTGTTGACAGCGAAAATCCAGAATTGGCGCCCACTGAATTGCTGGCGAAGGCACATGAAGTAGCCGCTCGAATGATTGGTGTTGAAATCAAGACACCGCAGGCGAATAAGACGACCACACGGGCCGTTGACATCGCTCGTGCGTCATCGGCTGCTGCTAATACACCACCTGTCGTTACTGGCGGTGTTGGCTCTCGTGGCGGTCCACAATCTACCGTTGATGTCGCGAACATCAAGCCCGGAAACTTCTCAAAATTGCCGAAAGACAAGCAGGAAGAATTGCTCGGCCCCGGCGCACTGTAAAAAATCGTTTTACCGCAACACCACGGCCGCGAAAGCGGTTTTTTTATGCCCGCAATTTGGGCTCGCTCGCCGAGTACGGCGACTCAGCTTCGTATGCCAAGCGTAAGGCGCATACCCAATGCCATGGCAATGGCCGCCGCTCCGTCGCGTCAGCACGGTGATTCCGCCCGACCAGCGATCAGGTCACCCGCAACAACGCAAAACCTTAATCCCAACCACCTGATCCTTTAACGGAGAATCATCATGACCGCTACTGATTTTTACGCTGGCCAACCTTACAACAAGGATGCCTGGGGCCATAAAGCCTACGACGAATACAAAGAAATGTTCTTCTTCACCGGCATGCTCGGCGAAGGCGAGAACGCCATCATCGAACACATTACCGAACTGTCGAAAAACAACAAAGGCGAGGCTGGTGCCTGGCTGAAATTGATCTGCGACGTGCACGGTGGCGGTGTTGTCGGTGATAACACGATGGAAGGCCGCGAACGCGAGCTCGAAGCTTCTTGGCTGCGCTGCAACTTCGACCAAATCCGCAATGCCATGATCACCAAAGGCCGCAAAGCCGAACAAAAATCGGTGATCGACACCCGCAAACAGTTCCGCAAGAAAATGGCTCGCTGGTTGGCCGAAGTGTACGAAGACCAAGCCGTGTTGACTGCCTCTGGTATCAGCTACGCCTTCAACACCGACGGTTCCGCTCGCGTTACCCCAGCCGGTCAAGACAACTGGACCGATCTGGACTATGCCGCTGACGTGTCCGCACCTACCACCAACCGCCACGTCCGTTGGAGCTCGGCATCATCGTCCTTGGTTGCAGGTGATACCACTGCTGTCATCGCCGGCGATACCGCGACCTACGGCATCATTCCTGAACTGGAAGCACTGGCGAAAACCCGTCGCATCACACCAATCCGTATTGGCGGCAACGAGCACTATGTGTGGTTGATTCACACCAACACCATGGCTCGTTTGTGGCGCGATTCGGATTTCCGCTCGATCGTGGTGAATGCCGGTTCCCGTGGTAATGAAAACCCAATCTTCAAGGGTGCCTTTACCACCATGAATGGTTTGATCATCAAGCCATACAACCGAACCTTCAATACCCTGGGCGCTGCATCCGGCTCGAAATGGGGTGCTGCAAGCACGATCAATGGTTCGCGTTCGTTGCTGCTCGGTGCGCAAGCACTCGGCATGGTCGATCTCGGTGCCATGAACTGGGAAGAAGACACCAAGGACTACGGCAGTCGTTGGGGTTTGTCCGTCGACAAAATGGGCGGCTTCATCAAAGCCAAGTTCAAGGACAGCTTCACCGGCACCGTCGAAGACTTCTCGACCATCGCAGTCGATCACGCGCTGTAAGCGGGAACGATCAATAACTCAGCCACCTTCGGGTGGCTTTGTTTTGCCCACCTTTTCTTTCAATTTTCAGGAGAACTGTAATGTCCACCAATAACTTCAACCGCCAGAAACTTCTGGCTATTGTTGTCCCATTGACCTTTGCCAATATCGGCGCGGCCAGTGTGACGGCAAATTTACCACCTGGTGCTGTCGTAGTTGGCGCCAGCCTTTACACCGATATCGCATTTAATGGTTCCAGCACAGTCACGGGAACCATTACTGACGGCACATTGGCTTTCGTCAGTGCTCAAAACGTCAAAACTACCGGTGCCGAGACCGTGGCTGCCACCAACAAGTATTACCCTTCCGGTGGCACCATCACGTTCTCCATTGCCGATGCAGGCAGCGATTCAACAGCCGGTTCAACGGTCGGTGTTGTTTTGTATGCGCAAGTTGGCAAGGGCGATGCAATTCAAGAGTAATTCACCAGTATGAAAAACCCGGCTTAGGCCGGGTTTTTTATTTCCCTGCACAGGAGTTGCACCATGAAGTTTCGAGCAGATCCACCGGTCCGTATTGCACTGACCTCCGGTCATACCGCCATTGTTGATAGTGAATGGCGTGAGTTACCACCAGTTTTCCATTCCGAAGCACTGGCTTCGTGCGAATGCGACCAAGAACGCACCAAGGCAGAACACGTTGAACTCAAATCCAGCGATGAAGCCAAGGGCCGACCGAATACGCACGATGACGTCATCCGTCAAGCGATCGAGTTGATGATTGCCCGCGAAGGCGAACCAGAATTCGAAAACGATTTCACCGCAGACAACCTGCCAAATACCAAAATCGTATCAAGTCTTGGCGGAATGACTTTCCGCAAAGAAGACGTTTTGCGTGTTTATCGCGCCATGCAGGACGAAGCCGCTGCACTTGAAGCTGCTGCCGGTAATCCCACCGATACCACTGAGGGTTAATCGATGGACTTGGCCGATATCATCACTGAGTACCGCCTCCAAGCGGACGACAACGCCACACCACCAAGAATCTCGGACGAGACATTGGCACTCTGGGCTTCCGAAGCTGAGCGTGAAACGTGTGAGCGGGGCGATCTGATTTTGGATGACAGCGAAACCGACGATGTAACCGTCTTTGCTATCAGTGCTGACCAAGCCACCATTGATTTAGACCCAGTAACCCGAAAAATCATCAGCGCTCAATTCACGTCGAGCGCTGGCGGCCGGGCCAAGAATTTAAGCCTGACCGGCTTTGACCGTATTTCCGATCTGGACGACTGGCGCACCGATTCGTGCTCACGTCCTGATTGCATTGCCCAGTTATCGCCAACACAAGCCCGCTTGTATCCGATTCCCAATACTGCCGGCACGTTGCGCCTCACCATTTACCGTTTGCCCATGTACGACATGGAAGACGACAGCGACGAGCCTGAAATTCCTTTTCAATATCACCGTGATCTCGTGCAGTGGTTGCTCTACAAAACCTATTCGAGCAAGGACGATGAAATAGAAGATGCTGCACGTTCCAAAATTGCATACGACACCTTTGAAGCCCGTTTTGGCAAGCGCCATAACGCTCGGGTGCAACGTAAGCACTATCAACGCTACCGCGTCACCACAAGGCCAATCTGATGGCTGGTGTCAGCGAAGATGAATTAACCCCGCTGATGGGGTGGCCGCAAGGCATCAACAACAAAGCCAAAGAACATGCATTACCAGACGGCACTTTGCGTGCTGCCGATAATGTGGATCTGGATAACGAAGGCAAGATGCAGGTTCGTCCTGGACGCGCACTGATATCCAGTATCACCAACCTGCATTCAGTGTGGTCACACCCGCAATATCCTTTCATGCTGGCAGCGGCCGGCAATCATTTGTATTCATGGGACGACAATCTCGACCTTGAGCAATTGTCCGATGTCATCACGGCTGTTGATGCGCCGGTTTCATATGACTTCAAATCCGGCAGTGTGTATTGGACCAACGGTACCGACAGTGGCCGGATTTTTCCCGATTTCGTTAATTTGCCTTGGGCACCCGAAGCACCGGGCGGTCAGCCTACCGTTACCGCAACGACGGGAGCAGGCGGTTTGTATGCAGGCACTTATCAATTAGCCATCACCTACCTTGATGATCGCGGTCGCGAATCTGGTTCGACGTTGGCAACAGAAGTGCAATTGGCCGACGGCCAGGGCATTACGCTTACCGACATTCCACAACCGCAAGGTAGTGACACGGCTTATATCCGGATTTACCTGAGCGGCCAGAACGGCGAAATTCTGTATTGGGTGCGCAACATCCTGCCAGGCTTGAGCACGGTCACCATCGGTGTGCATACACCGGGCAAGCAACTGGAAATGCAGTTCTTGAAAGCATTGCCTGCTGGGCAAATTACGAAAATGCACAACGGCCGGCATTTAGTGGCACGCGGCAAAGTTCTGATCTGGGCAGAAGCCGACCACTACGGCATGGGTAAGCTGCACGCCAATTATTTGAGCTTCGATGACACTATCACTTTGATGGAGCCCGTTGGGCAAGCTTCAAATTCAGGCCTGTATGTTGCTGCAGGTAAACGCACTTATTACTTGCAAGGTTCAGACCCGAAAAACTGGCAGAAATTCATTGCCTACACGCAAGGTGCTGTGCCGAGAACATCGGCGGTAGCAGAAGCCAGCGACTTGGGCTTTCAGTCATCGGGCCCAGTGCCTTACTGGCTCGACAAGAACGGGCAATACGTTGTCGGTTTACCCGGTGGCGTGGTCAGTCGCATGCACGAAAAAAACTATTCGGCACCGGCCAACGTGCAAAGCGGTGCCTCGGCCATGCGCGAATATCAGGGCATGAAGCATTTGATTGCATCGCTGCGCGGTGGCAGTCAAACCGGCATCCGTGCCACCGATTCTATTAGCGCTGAAATCTTCACCAATGGCATTCGCCAATCTAGTTAAGAAGCGCATAGAGCAGAAACAAAAAGTTCGCTCCCGCTTCGTTATCTGCCAAGCCTGTCCGCACCTAAAAGGCGCAAAGCCAATCGAAATTTGTGATCGATGCGGTTGCATCGCACGCGCAAAAGTCCAGTTCCCGGGTGAAGTTTGTCCGGCTGGTAAGTGGTAACTCAACCGAAGGAAACCTTTAAATGAACATCAACGCAGCTTTACGCCGTGACGGCCACCGCGCTTTGCGCAATCACAAATATGAAATCGGGCCGCGCGGAATATTGCTGCCCGCTGCCGGCTTGTTTATCGCCGGTCACTTCGAAACCAGTATTGATCAAAAGCCCTGGCATATGCATGCCAACATCGTGCCGACCGAAGGTCTTAACAATGCTTTGAGTGTTTGGCTCGATCAGGGTTCGCAAGATTCTGCACATTACATCGGGCTGTTCACCGGCAACGTGACGCCTGCAGCAAGCTGGACCGCTGCCAACGTGACGGCGAACTCGACCGAGTTTACTGCTTACGACGAAGCTACCCGCCAAACATGGGCAAAAGCTGACCCTGCGGCTGGTGTTCTCAGTAATAACGCCAGCCCGGCAACATTTACCATGAGCACAGGTGGACCTTTCTTGATTCGTGGTGGTTTCTTGGTATCGGCATCAGCCAAAAGTGCAACAACTGGCAAGCTGGCTGCTGCAGCCCGTTTTGACGATGATCAAACGTTGTCGACCGGCAGCGAACTGAAAGTGAAATACGTCATCACTGCCACCAGTACCTAAGCATGCGACACAATGGTTGGCTTCACTGGCGCGACGGCCGAGAAGGAATTCCCGGCCCCGCGCAAAGTGAGGCGCGCAAGTTATTGGCGGATCTGGATGCGCAGCGTAAAGCCGGCGGTTATCAAGTGGCATCCGGCCAGAAAATCATGGACGACGGTACAGTGGTGGAAGCCAAGTGGGTTGGCGCAATCCCACAGGTAAAAGTATCTCGTCCTGGACAGGGCGGTAAATCCATCGAATGTGCGTTGACACTGGAAGCTGGTTTTTTGGATTTAGGCGAATCCAGTGCTGCGACCTTCGCTGACCAGCCAGTATTGTCCGATGCCGAGCTGACGATTTACCAAACCACTTCAACACTGTGTGGCAAGAATTACCCGATGGGGCAGATGCGTTTGGTGCTGACGCCGCCAAAGTCGTTTGATTTGAGCGCGCAGTGTTCGTACCGCGAAGATAACAACTTCACGTCGGTCACCATCAACGATTTTGCCGAAGGAACGTTTGGTACTACACGGCTGGAAAAGATGACCTGCCAAGCCTGGCTACCGCCGAGCCTTTGGACAGGATTGATGCAGCAATATGTGGAAGCGCTTTACGGTTCAATTTCCACGTACAAAGCGGTGAATGACGCCGCGCCTGTTCTGGTTTTGCCATGCCTCAGTGAAGATAGTGGCGAAATCAATGTCGATTATCGATGGGGTGAAACCTGGGGCTTAATCCGGTCGCTGAAAAAGTTCGAGTATTTCTTTGCGATCGCTACACCTGACAGCGTTATCTTGCGGGAAGCCAAACCCAATAGTCCTTGTGCTTTAGCATTGCAGGGGATATTGCAGGCTCGCAAAGACCCGCTCACCGAAGAAGATATTCAACTTACACGACGGCTCGAAGCGTTTTTGTTGAGTACCTTGCGCGTTGGTCCGGTATTGCAAACGGTCAGCATGACAGGCGTGACCGGCAATCCACTCGCCTATGGTTGGAAATTCAATGTTGACGGTACGGGAATAGCCGTCGTCACTTGGAACGGCTCTGACAGCACCGCGTTATTTGAGCGAGCATTGGATTTCGATGAAGACCTGGTGCTGAACATCACAGAAGCCGATTCATTGCCTGCAGATTTGTTTGCGGCGTCGGACTTCACGATATCGGGTCAAATGTATGTCGCCGATGCCGGCAACCGGACGTGTTCACTGGTATCGCTTCCCAGTAATCCGAATGTGCCGGCGGACTGGGATGCACCGGTTTATTGCTTCTACAAGCGAAGCGACAACAATTTGATAGTGGTCCGCAGCAGTTTTGTACTTGGTTCGACGGGTGACCCGATTGATTCCGGCCCAATTACTGGCGGTACTTTTTCACGCGATCGACAATCGCAAGAATTCACCGCAGGTTTTTACACTGGCGATGCGGATTATCGCTACGTCTCGAAAATCGGATTGACCGGTGGTGGTGGTTACGACCTCAACTACGACGATATTCAAGCCACATGGGTAGCGGCACCGAATCTCAGTGAATTCCTGCATGCCGTCAGGCGCAAGTTTCACGGCGCATTGTTAGTTATCCCGACCGATAGTGCAGCAGCGTTCTTGGTGCGGGAACGCAAGTTTGAAACCAACGATTACACGGCACAACTCGTCGACGAATTTGCGACCACGTTTGATGCCACGCTTTGGAACCTCCAAGAGAACGTGCCATACAACGGCCGCACCGATGGCACGCTGTTCAACGGTACGTTGTCACCGGAAGGCCTTGATTTTGTCATTACAGGCGATGTGAACACGGTTCTGGATCGAAGTCCGCCAGACGTATCGATTCCGGTCACCGGCCCCAATTCGGGTGCTACCTACATTTACAACACCAGGTCATTGACGCCTTCCACGTCAACGCGCTGGTACATACAAGACGATTCAGGGCTACCCAATTATTACGGGGCAGCGACATACCCATATTCGGTGATGGCGTCTGCGATTGGTAACGGAATTCTGACCCCAGATCCGACCATCGATATCGGCCCGTTTCCGACCAAAAACAATAGCGTGCTTATCCAGAACTTCCCGAGCGGGGTGACGGCACGCACTTTCTACAATTTTAATTTCATAGGGTGGGCTTGAAGCATGACAACGTTCGCGGATGCAGTAGCGGCAACAGCCGACCGAGTAAAGGTGAGAACCGATACAGTCGGCACTGGACCGGTCACCCTGGGTGCAACGGAGCTTCTGTACCAAAGCATGCAACTTGCTTTTGGTGGCCTTGGTGTTTGCCGTAGTTCCTACCTGATGTATAGCCAGACCCAATGGGAAACCGGCTTTTGCTTCTACGACTTCGATAGTGACCCATTGACGGTCGCTCGCAATGTGCCGATGGATGGTTCCAGTGGGACTCATACACTGGTGGATTTCACGGCCGGTGATAAATACTTTGTGATATCGCCGATTTCGTCGTCAGGCATCAACACCGGTGTTCGCAATAACATGGATGCTGGTGTGGACGAACCACCAACAGCGAATGATGACAACACACGCGGTTACGGTACTGGTTCGTTGTGGCGTTATGGTTTGCAGTTGTGGCAATGCACATCGGCGGCATCGAGCGCCGCCGTTTGGAAGTTGTTGTCGTCTGGTTCTGTGGTCGATGCTGACGTTAAAAGCACGCTCGTCACGACAACCGATGCCACGCCAACACTTATTGGTGATGCTTTTCCGATCTATCCCGATATCGGCAGTAACCCCATTCGGCACTTCACGGCTTATGTATACGCCAATGAGGCGGCAACCGGTGATACCGCTGCATGGCGTGTTGAAGTTGGCCTTGCGCTTGATGGGTCGCTGATTGTTGTCGGCACACCGGAAATCACACAAATATTTGCCGCTGCTGGCGCTGCAGCCTGGGCGGTGACCGTGGATTACACGGCCAGCGTTATGCGACTGAAAGGTACTGGCGAAGTGGCGAAATCCATCATCTGGGCGGTCAAGCTGGTACACGTCTTCCAAATCGAGTTAGGCTGATATGTCGGGGTTACTGCCTTTTGGCGGCGGCAGTTTTGCCGGCGTCGAAGAATTTGGACCGGATGTCATCGAAATCAATGAATCTCTGGTGATTGGTTTAACACCGGACAGTTACATTGTTTTCGCACTGATCGAGCAGCTTTCATTGAACGCCAGCACCACGGAAACGGCATTGGTCGTCATCCAGTTGGCCGAAGTGTTTCGTCTTGACCAGCGTTTGGTTCCAATACTGACAGTGCTTATCAATGAGCCTTTGGTGTTGGATGCCAGCCTAGCAGCAACACCGGTCTACATCGTGGCGTTAATCGATAGCCTGATCATCAGTGGTGTGGCGGACAATACCGTTACTGCGATGGCGTTACTGTCCGATGCGATTGCATTTGCAGACAATGTAAGGCGCATTCAAGAGCAGACTATTACCAACGCCATTGATTTTGCCGATGCCTTCGATATCAAAGCCGTGGCATGGGAAACACTGGTCACCGAAGCGACTTTTTCTGATACAGCGCTTGGACTTTCTATTCTGACGGTCGTTGTCGATGAATCGTTCAACGTATCTGCCGGCACCACATTACTGCAAACCATCATTGCCTCGATTCATGATGGTATCGGTTTCAGTGTTGGCTTCACGTTCGAGGGTGTCCCGTACCTGGGCATCGCAATGAATGCCACGACAAAAGGCATCAGCGAATACACCAACTTCGAATTCAACAGCCTGACCAACTTCCAAGGTGGTGCTAATGCCACCGGCCGTTTATTTGGTGCTTGTGAAACCGGCTTGTATTTGCTGGAAGGCGATGATGATGCTGGCACCGCCATTGATTGGCGAATCCGTACCGGCCTGAGCAAGCTCGGCATCGGCAAGGAAAAGAAAATTTCATCCGCTTATCTCGGTTTCTCCGGTGACGGGAAGCTATTGCTGAAAGTAGTGGTGAATAAACAAGGTGCCGTCGCCCGTGGTGAGCGTGGTGAATTGGCCGAGTATTGGTATCAACTCACTGAAACCCCGAGCGGTGGTGCCGTTCGTGAAGGCCGTATAAAAATCGGTCGCGGATTGAAGTCGGTCTATTACGCCTTTGAGCTCTGCAATCTGGATGACAACACCGCAAACACGACACTGGACGGCATTTACTGGCGTCCATTGCAATTAGATCGTCGTATTCCGTGAGGCTGAAATAAATGTCTAGCACCAATATCTGTTCTGATCTTTACGATGACCCGGCATTAATCCTCGTTGATTCGGCCTGGGGCATTTTCAAGGGCTATGCTGATGAAGGTATCAGCCGGGCACTGGAACAAATCGACCGGCTGAATAATTTCACCGTGTCATTTCACAACTGGGATTCCAGTTTCGATGCCACCGGTACCTTGAGTGGTTTCGTTCGGCCGACCATGCCGACGCTACCCACTATCAACGCCATCGATTTATCAGGTGACGTTCCTAATGCGCCAAGCATCGCCATCGAATCGATTGGTATAGATGCAGCTCCCAATGAGCCTGATGCGCTCAACAATCCACCATCGCTGGATTTCAGTTACGTCAAACCGGTCCTCAACGCGACCGACCCCGGCGACTTGCCGGTTCTGGTATTTGACGACAAACCCATTGCCCCCACCATCACACTGCCCGATCTGCCAACGCTGGACACGATCAGCGTGCCAGATGCGCCGACGTTCAGCGTCGAAATGTTCAGCGAAACCGCACCGGAATTTGATGCTCCGGTACCGAATGAAAACGTGAGTTTCATCGAGACCGCGTACAGCTCGACTCTGCTGGATGAAATCAAAGCCACGTTGAGCGGCATGATTCAAGGCAACTTCGCATTGCCTGCTGCTATCGCCGATGCATTGTGGGGCCGGGCACTGAGCCGGGAAGATGGAAGCACTGCTAAATTAAAACAAACCGCGCGGGAAGAATTTTCCAGCCGTGGCATCGATGAACCCAATGGCATGCTGTCCGATCGCTTGTTCGAAGTGGAACAAACCAACCGCAGTAATCGCAACAGCCTGAATCGCGACCTGATGATTCAAGAGGAAAATATCGCCGTCGAAAATCTGCGTATTGCCGTCAATGCCGGCATTCAACTCGAGTCGACCTTGTTGCAAGCCCACTTGGCGATTCAACAACGCAAGTTTGAGCTGGCCATCAAGATCAAAGATGTGGCGATTGCGGTATTCAATGCACAGGTCGCCCGGTACAACGCCCTGATCACCGCCTATAACGCTCGGGTTGATGCCTACAAGGCATTTCTCGACGGTCTTCGTGCCCAGGTCGACTTGTACCGTGGCGAAGTCGAAGCGGCCAAGGTACGCGGAGAAATCAATGTGCAACGTGCCCAGCTTTACGCAGAACAGATTCGCGGTGAAATTTCACGTTCGGACATTTACCGAGCACAGGTTGAAGGTTTCCGGGCATCGATTGAAGCACAACGTGCCGTCATGGATGGATACCGAGCAAGCGTCGATGCTTTCAAAGCCCGTGTCGAAGCCTATGGCATCGAATGGAACGGCGTGCAGTCGGAAATCAATGCGGAAGTAGCTCGTGGCAATCTTTACAACACGGTTGTTGAAGGTTATTCCGGCCGCGTGAATGTCTGGGCGAAAAAGCAAGATGTCCGTATCGAAACGCACAAAGAAAATTTGACCAATTCCGATGCATTGCTACGCCAGCACGACAATCAGGTAAAGGTGTTGCTGGCCAGGCTGGAAGCACTCAAAACCTACACGACCAGCCAAGGCCTGCAAAGCGAGCAGTTATCACGCATTTACGAAGCCGCAGCGCGTGTGGAATCTTCCGCCGTTGAAGCCGACAACCGTGCATTCAGCGCAGAAACCGAACGTGCCCGTGCCCGCTCCGAAGCTGCCAACCGCGATGCTTCATTGCAGATCACACAGACCGTGCAAATCGCTGGCTTGCTGGAACGTGCTTTGGAATCAGCCGCGCAAGCATCGTCACAAGTAGCTGCATCCAGTTTCTCGGCAGTCAATTTCTCGGCGGGTGTGTCCTCAAGCCAAGGCCGCAGCAAATCGTGCAGTACCTCATTCAGTTACAGCGGCGAAATCATAGACGCAGGAGCATAAAGAAATGGACTTTAACCGCAAAAAAGACCCGATGGATATTTTCAATGGCACCAGTGCTGCAATGGGTAGCAGTCCGTTTCCAATGCCTGCCAGCTACACAAAAAAACCAACCAGCGTGAACCCGACGCCATCACCTATCCCTCGTGCTGCTGCCAATACACAAGTGCGCCAGCCCAATGGTGTTCGATTCAACAATAATGCCAATATTCGTCAAGGTAATGGCGTCCGACTTGCTGATGTCGGAGCACCGGCTCCCATCACCAAGATTGATGCATTGACGAGCCCGAATAAGTTTGGCCAAGCGCTGACCAAAGCGGCCGATACTGCCTATGACACGTCATACAACGCTGTTGTCGATACCGTTAATGGTGTTGCCAGCGGGGCAAGGAATTTCTATCGAGGTACTCAAGGCCTTCCAGCCGACGATTCGCCAGTGTTTTCTCGCCGAAATACAAATCCAGTTCCTGCCACTGCAACGCCAAACGTTGCTGGCGGCAGGATTATCAATCGTCCAGGCGCAACAAATTTTCAACAATCCGGAAACCTTGGCGGTGTAGAAAGCGGAAGCGTTGCGGCCAGTGTTGATGCCAATGGCAATCCTGTTTATGACAATTCCAGCATTGCAAAATTGGATGCGCGTAACGGTAATTCCAATGTGGTCGCTGGTGACCAGCCATTTACTCGTGCATCGCTGAATCAACCTGCAGCATTCGATGGCCGTGACTTGGCGCGTGGTGTCGTTACAGATCAGCGTGGTGTTGCTCGCGATGTGAGAAATGATGCTTCGTCATTCCAAAATCCGATGTCAAACGATGCTGAAACTCTGCGTCGTATCGAAATTGCTGGCGGCAGCTACAAAGGTAGCCCAAGCACACGCCGTGCAGTGATGGAGGCATTGGGTGGTCAGCTCACTGCGGGTAATCGTGCTTCGTCTGCGTATCAAGACGGTGCTAACGATGCCTTCACCCGTGGCCAAGCTGGCGACATTCAGGCCGGATTGAATCAACAGCAAACCAAGGGCCAGGCCATTGTGCAAGACCTGCAACAAGCAGGTAATGACCGTCTTGAACGTATCAAGAACGAGAATCAAGGGTCGCTGGCTACGGGCGCCGACGGAAATGCGTATTTTGTTCGCGGCACGCAAGCCAACGAAGTTACCGGCCCGGATGGAAAGCCATTCAAAGGTCAACGCGAAAGCCTAACGCAAAAAGACGTGTTGTCATCACTGGCTGATCAACTCAAAAGCTATGACGATTTGAACGACCCGGATGGAACGCAACGTCAAGCTACTCGTGCGCAAATGAATCAACTTATCGGTGGTGGCAAACAAGCCCCGGCCGCGCCAGAAGTCGGTACCGAACAAAGCGGATACCGATTCAAAGGCGGCGATCCATCCGATAAAGCCAACTGGGAGAAAATTAAGTGATGGCAGGTGATCCGTGGGACAACTACGCAAAACAGGAACCAGCTTCCGAAGGTCCATGGAATGACTTTGCTGCGACACCAAAACCAGTAGAAAAGCCTGACGATACCGGCGACTTCATGCGAGGTTTCAAAAAAACCTTGCCAGAACTTAAACAACTGGCAGGCGGCACACTTGCTGCCGTTGGTGATGTTACCGGCCTTGATTCCGTTCGTGACTATGGCCTGGATGTATTTAAGCGTGGCCAAGACGCCACGGAAGGGCTTTCGAAACCGACCGATTCCGCGAGTGAAACTTTTGATCGTGTGAAGCACGGCGATCTCGGTGCCGGTGTGGACTTCCTGCAAAATGCGGCCGGTTATGTGGCTGGCCAAGGCCTTGAAACATTAGCTGCCGCTGGTGCCGGTGCATTAGCGGGTTCAGAACTACCAGGTGCAGGTAACGTTGCTGGTGCTGTCGGTGGCGTTGTAGCAAAAGGTGCGGTCAAGAAATTCGTGCGTGATAAAGCCGCCGAATTGGTTTCCGAACAAATCGCCAAAGGTGTGGCGAAAGACGTTGCTGAAAAAGCCGGTGTTGATTACATCGCCAGTCAAGCCGGCAAAAAAGCGGCTGAGGTTATTGGTGAGAAAACCGTCCAACGTATCGGTGGTGCTGCATTAGGCGCCCAAGCAATGAATACCGGTATGGAATTGGGTAGCGTCTATCCGGATGCATTGTTGCAGGCGCAGGAACAAGGTCGCGAACTTACCGGCGGTGAAAAATTCAAAGCCGTTGGTGCCTCATTGGCTGCCGCAGGCCTTGAATCGGCTGCTGACCTGTTTAACCTGGGCGCATTGTTTCGTGGTGTAAAAAATGTGGCCGGTGAGCCCGTTAAAGCTGGTATCAAGCAAGCTGTCAAAGATTATGCTGGCCGCGCTGCGGTAGCCGGTGGCGAAGGTGCATTGCGCGAGGCCGGCACAGAAGCCGCGCAAACCGCACTGGAACGCTTCGGTGCCAGCAAGTCACTCAACGATGCAGAAGCATGGCGGGATTACATAGATTCGGCTGCTGTGGGCGCTGTGGGCGGTATTTTGTTTGGTGGTGCTGCTGCCTTGAACAAACAGAAGGACGAAGCAACGCCTGGCGCAAAACCCACTACGGAAACAAAACCCGGTCCAGTCATTCCGCTCGGCAAAGATCCCGGCGATATTTTGCGTTCAAATTTCCTTGAAGCACAGGCTCAAGGTAATGCCCAGGTTGCAGAAGCCGCTCATGCGGAATTGATGACTTATCTGCAAAACGCTGGACGTTTGTTGCCGGCGCCGGACCAAGCGCTACAAGTGACGCCGCTCGGCACCGTTGGCACTGCATCGCAAATCGACAATTCGATGTTGCAAGCCGAACAAGAAGATATTGCATCTACTCAGGCCCGTGAAAATGTCGGCCTGACACCTGACGTCAATGCAGCCCGTGCACGTCATCCGGCCGCTGCTTCCAATCTCCCCGACCCGAACAATGGTGTTCTGTCGCGTGTCGTTAATATGGCCGCCAACAACGGCGTTCTCCAAGCCGCTGAGGCGGACAAACAACAAGCGGTTATCCAGGCTGCAGCCGAACAACAGGCGAAGCAACCCGAAGCCAAAAAGCAGGAAACTGCTGCGCCTGTTGCTGAGCAAACCGTCACACCCAATCCGGAAGGCGCGAAGGCGTATATCCATGACCAACTCAATAGAAATCCCGGCCGCCCGCTACCCGCAGGTTTGGTGGGTAAAGGCTATGGCTTGAGTAAAGATCAGGTCGAGACATTGCGTAAAGAAGTGATTTTAGAGCGTCGTGCTGCGATCACCGGCCAGAAAGTGGCGTCGTCTCAAAATGTATCACCACAAATTGATCAAGCTCCGGCGCAGGCTCCTGAATTACTTTCACCCACGGCTGTCGCTCAAGCGCCTGCTGAGTTGTCTCGCCCGCAAGACACGACAACGGCGGGTCAAAGCGAATCTTCCCCGGCAACTGGCCAGACAGAATTAGAATTTCAGGGCAAAACTTCTTCATCGACACAGGATACGCCTGCGTCCGACGGTCAGCAATTCGACAATAGCCACGATATTCTCGATGACGACATCACGACACAAAGCGGCAATGCTTTTTCAGAAATCAAGGCCGCTGAAATCATGGCCAAGCGTACCGGTGCGGGTGCAAAGGTTGTGCCGGTCGATGGTGGGTATGTCGTTCGCTTGCCGCGTACCGAAACCCAACAAAATCCTACAGCAGTGGCGCCCGCTGCGGACACTTCTACCACCGCCACGGTAGTACAACCGACCGCTGCGGTTGCCACGACGGAGAAAGCCAATGTCCAGCAAACCAAACCCGGAAAAACTGAATCTTCTGGCGTGGGAACTCGCGGGCGAGTACGTCCAGCTAAGGCTATTCCTGCTGATGTGGCAGGTCCAGTCGCAAAGCAGCCCGGAAATGAAACCAGCCAGGTAGCGCAGTCATATCCAGAACCAGACGCCAATGGCTTGGTGACCACAAAAGACGTCTACGGCGACACCGTGCGCGTAATGAAATCCGATCTGGATGGAACTCGCCGCATGCTGGCGACCTACACGAAAGATGGCAAGAAAAAGGAAACGATCGACGGCGTGAAAATGGTCCATCGTGAGAACCTTGATCACGACGGCAGTAAGAAAAAAGCAGTTGATGCGGAGCTAGGTGTTGCTGATTACATCGGTCGCCGTGGTGCCAAATCGGCACGCGAAGAAGGTTTCTTGAGTGCTGAGTCAGCACGAAAAGCAATCGTCAAAGCCGGGTACGACCCAAAAGACTACGACGTAAAACACTTTAAGGAAGCCGGTGGCTTTCTTGCTGTGCGGAAGAAAACTAACCCAGCCGAGCAATCGGCACCAACTCAGGAGAACAAAAATGTCCAAGGGAACCAAGCCGTGCATGCCGGCGGCGAAAAAACCAATGAAACCGCCGTACCCAAGCAAGCCACCGGTAAAGAAGACCAGCAATCGAGGTCGGTAGAAAATGCCGATGACACGAATAAAGTGCTATCGGAAAAAGCCGATAGCATCGTGTTGGAACGCAAAGGTCGCCGGTTGCCATGGGCCGAGGTACATGTAGCCCAGGACGATAACGGCAAATATAAGGTGGCCGTCGGTTTCAATACCGATACCAGCGGCATGGGCCGTAGTTTCAGTCTCAGTGAAGATCACAACACTGCCGAAGACGCAAAGCGTTCTGGATTGCTTTCAATTTTATTGAAACTACCGAAGTCTGGAATGGAGCCCGGGGAGCAAGAGCGTGTCGAAAAAATCAAGAAATGGGTTGCCAGCAACATGCCTGGCCCTGCGCCTGATGAAGTTGATTCTAAAACAACGGCTAGTGATGATTTTGCTAAAACCGCTCACGAACTTGGTAACTTCGAAAGTGACCCCAATTTCAAGTTCTCAGGTGAAAAGCTTTCACTTAAAAACGGCGTTAGTGTTAGCCCGGATATTGAAGCCAAATTTTTATCTGCTTTGAAAACCAAATCGGATTTTTACAGTGTCGATAATATGGGTGGGATGTACCTCGTTACCCTTTCTACAGGTGGCGTCCTGAGCTATATCCCATCGGCCTCTGAAAAGAACATTACTCTTGTAACAGTCAACGGGCCTAGCAAACGTGGCGCTAATTACACCGAGGCTGACGTGTTGCGTACAATCAATGATTGGCTAGCATCGGTAACGCCAGATGACCCGATTCAAGCCGCTGCAGCCGAAACTGCCAGTAGCCCGGAGAATGACCGTCCTGAACCGACTGATGCCCAGAAAGAAGCCGGCAATTACAAAAAAGGCCACGTCATTTTAAATGGCATGGATATCAGTCTGGAAACACCGGCCGGAGCAAGCCGTAAGCCGGAGTGGCCGCCGCTGAAAAACCATTACGGTTATTTCAAGGGCACCATTGGTGCTGACAAAGATCACGTCGATGTTTTTTTGAGTGATGATGCCGGCAATGCAGAATTGCCTGTTTTCATCATCGACCAGTACAAAAAGGACGGTAGTTACGACGAAGCCAAAGTAATGCTCGGATGGCCAACCGAGGCCGCTGCCGTCAAAGCGTATTCGAGCAACTATCAAAAAGGCTGGAAGGTCGGCCCTGTGACTGAAATGAATCTTGCTGATTTCAAAGCATGGGTTTACGACCCGGCAAAAACTGTTAAGCCGGCTGCACAAACTGATTACTCGAAGCGTTCTGTTGATTGGCTGCGTAAAAATGGTGGTGAAACCATTACAGTCAGCGAGGCCATGAGGGCGCTCGTAAAAAAACAAACAGCGATTACCGACGACCAAGACAATTGGACGCCGCGCGATGACAAAGGGCACCCGGTTTCGGGAGTTGACCTTTACAAGCCTTACGCCAAAAAGAAGCTTGATGATATCGGCTGGGCTATTACCAACCTTCTCAGCCACAAAAAGAAGCACGGTGATTCAGCACTGCAAACAGAATCTGCCAAGGAACAAGAAAAAGCTACCAACGACAATAAAGTTCCATTGAGTAGCGTTATCGCATCCAGCAATAAGAAAACCGAATTTACCGAAGCTGATGCTGTCCCGACTGAAAAAACAGCACTTGAATTCGTCAAAGAAACCATCGATGCACTGTACGACGGTGAAGCCAGCTTGGCCGATTACAAGGCGGCGTTTACTGTGCTGACTGAGAAAAAGGCCGACGTTCTCGAACAGCTCGGAAAGCAGAAAAAAGAAAACTTACTCGACAATTTCAATTCATATTACGCATCGCGCTACAAAAGCGAAAAGAAAGAAAAAATTGTCAAGGAAGTGTATGAATTATTGGAACATCGCTTTGCTCTTGGAAAAGAATATGGCCCGAACAGCTACATGATGGGCGGGCTGGCGAAATATGAGGCTGAAAAAACAGCCGCGTTGAAAGAGCTGGTCGAATCGCAAACCGAAGAATCATTGGCTGAATACCAAGCCGAACGTCAAGCAGAAGCCGCCGCCAGAAATGCAAAAAACGAAGAACGCAAGGCCGGCATATCTGAGCCGAAGACCATACAGGACTTCCAGAATATCCTTCGCTTGAAGATGGCTGACGGCATGGATTTGAAAGCCGCGCGCCTTTCACTCACGCCGGATCAACGTGCTGCATTCGATGCCCTGTCCGCTGAGCAGACTCGCCCTGAGCGCCTTGCCAATAAGCTGGACGCAAAAACCAATGTCCGAATCGCTGGCCAGTTGGTTGCCGGCGATGTCGTTGAAACCAAACACACGAAGCACGGTCACGACTTGTTCGTCGTGCAGCTCGCCGAGCGTGTGAGCCGCGAAGACTACGACACCTTGAACATGGGCGCCAAGAAGTTAGGCGGATCGTACTCGTCATTCCGTGGCCGTGGTGCTGTACCTGGCTTTCAATTCCGCACGAAAGAATCAGCCGAAGCTTTCAAGAAGCTTGCCGGTGGTGACAATACCGAAGCGGCCGATATCGTCAAGACTCGCCGTGATGCTTTCGATGACGACAAAACGCAGTCTGCCGTCGAACGCCTGAATGAAATGGCCGACCGTCTTGATGACCGTGCAAGCGATGTGCTGTCTGCTGATCGCAAGACAAACACCCAGCGCCGTGCCGGTCAGGCCGCTCGTATTGAAGCCTCAGCAAATTCCGACAAGGCTCTGGCAAAGACTATGCGTAACATCGCCAATGCGATTGAATCCGATGACGCGAAGTATCTTGATCGTGTTCGTCAAAAGGTTCAGGTCGAGCTGTTGGAGTCGATGGTTAAACGTGGTCACGATGGATACTTGAGGACGTTGTATCCTGATTACGGAAAGCGAGAACAGCATTTAGCCGACCCGGCAACCATTGAAGCGGCTGACTATGCTGAATGGCCGACGTATTCCGCCTACCGATCTGACCTAGCCAAGCTGGCCCGTCAATTGATGGAAGTGGACGGCAGTAAATTGCTTGGCAAGAAGTTGCTCAAGGTCGCCGATGATGTCAGCAAGCCGTACACCGACTTTGCGAAAAAAGACCTTCAATTACTGAATTACTATCAGACCAAAAACAATGCCGGCGAAGTAAGGTCGGCGGTATTTGGCACTGAGGACGCCGCATACGAATCGATTGCGCGAGCTGGCTACAAAGGCTTGGCAATTCCAATGCAGGTGAAACGCGGGCAATACCGCGTCATTCCGAGCCCACAATTGGCGCAGGAAAAAGGATTGTGGAAGGGCGACAACGACACGCGAATTTCACTCACTCGCGAATTTGCTTCCGAGCTGATTGAAAAAGCCAGCAAAGCGAACCGTCGCCGTTTCAATAATGTTTCTGTGCCGTGGCAAATGGAAAGTGCACACGCCGACCGTAACGCACTGGCGCGCATGGGTATCGAAACTCCGGCAGAATTCCGCAGTGCGCTCCGTGAATTCATCGGTCTGCGCCAAGTCGCTGCAGCCGAGGATAAGGTCAAGAAACTCGAACGCGCCATGATTGGCCGTAAAAACGACGGTATGGACTTCTTCCCGACCAGTCGCGAAGTGGTCGATGAAATGATTTCTGCCGCTGAAATTGAGCCAGGCATGTCAGTGCTCGAACCTTCTGCCGGCATGGGTCATATCGCCGACGCATTGCGTGAAGCGGGTACTGAGCCAGATATCGGCGAGTTGTCCGGTGAACGTCGTGAATTGCTGGAAGCCAAGGGCTACAACTTGGTGAGCAGCGATTTCATGGAACATGGCGGTAACTACGACCGCATCTTGATGAACCCCCCGTTCTCGAATCGCCGTGACGCCGAGCATGTGCAGCACGCTTTCACGCTATTGAATCCGAACGGCCGTATCGTGGCCATCATGGGAGAGGGTGTTTTCTTCGGCCAAGACAAGAAAGCGCAGGCTTTCCGAGACTGGCTTGATTCTGTTGGCGGTACATCCGAGAAATTGCCGGAAGGTTCTTTCATGGACCCGTCACTCCCGGTGAATACCGGCGTGAATGCCCGCATGGTTGTGATCGATAAGCCTGCCGGCGTGCTGAATTCTTTACGCGATTCCAACGATAAAGCCAAAGGCCAAACCGTAACTAAAGTCGAAGCTACGATTGCCCCGATCTTAGGCAAGTGGACCAACGGCCCGCGCGTTACCGTGATTACCACGACCCCGGACAATATCGATAAAACCGCCGAAGGCTGGTATGACCCGGAAACCCGCCGCGTTTACTTGGTCGCTTCAAATTTGCGTGACAGCCAGCGCGCGCTGGAAGTCTTGTTGCATGAGTCGATTGGTCACTTCGGTATCGAAGCTATTTCAGGTCCGAAAGAATGGGCAGTCATAAGCGATATCGTGTCGAAAATGCGCGACAACCCGAAGCATGCGGATCTGTTCAATGAACTGGCCCGTCGTGGTTACAAGACAACCGATGCCGACTTCGTGAAAGAAGCCGTCGCAGTGATGTCCGAGAAGGGTGTACGCAACTCGATCATCGACCGCGTGATGGTCGCTATCCGTCGCTGGCTGCGTTCGATTGGCTTTAATGCCCCGGTGAACGACAGCGATTTGCGCCAGTACATTGTGCAGGCCGCTCGCTTTGTTGAAACCGGTAGCGTCAACGGTGCACAAGTCGGCATGCGTCGCGGTGACATTGCACAGCCGAGTTATTCCGCACGCCCTGACACGTTCTTTTCAGCTCTGGCCGAGTCGATTCAGACCGCGAAAGGTGCACCGAAGAAAGGTAACTCCGTTGTGTGGAAGCAGTGGCTTGACGGTGCGCAGCGTCGTGGTGAATTCAAACAAGAAGAACGCGATTGGCTGGGTGTTGACGCTTGGTTGTCCGATGCTGGCGAAGTGACACGCGAGCAGTTAAACGACTTCGTACGCGCCAATCAGGTGCAGGTGAATGATGTTTTGCTTGACGATGATTACAAAACTGGTTTCAGCGGCGAGAACTTACCGCGTGGCTGGCGAGCTGTTGAGGATGAACCTGATCTTTGGGTGGTTTTAGATGAAGACGGCGACCAAAGAAGTGAGGGGGAAACCCGCGAAGAAGCTATCCAAAATGCGATGGATGATGACTTCGTTGCGGACAATCCAGACGCTTCTGGAAAAACAAAATTCTCCAAGTACCAGCTCCCAGGTGGCAAGAACTACCGTGAGCTGTTGTTGACGCTACCGACAGGAGCTAACGGCATAGATTGGTGGTACGAAAATGTGCATCGGCCAGAAGCTGTTGCTGAAATGGGCGGTGACGAATCACTAATTCCTGAAACGCTTGTCGATTATGAGTCGGATGCAAAAGATGCGTTGAGCGATATGTACTCGCGTTGGGCTAAAAACAACGGTGGAAAGAATGCATTTTTATCACACCACTTCGACCAGCCAAATATCGTTGCTCACGTCCGCTTCAACGAGCGCACCGATGCCGATGGCAAGAAGGTGTTGTTCATTGAGGAAATACAGTCGGATTGGCACCAGAATGGCCGTAAACGTGGATACGCTTCGAAAAAATGGGTTGTTAAGCTTGGTAATGAAGGGCAGCATGGCGAAGTAGCAGGATTCGATACAAAAGAACAGGCTGAAACGCATCTAAGAAATGCCCGACTCCCAGGCATTATCGAATTTACCAATTCAGAATCGAGCGTTCCAGACGCCCCATTCAAGACCTCGTGGCCGATGCTTTCCATGAAACGGATGATTCGTTATGCCGCAGACAATGGTTTTGACCGTATCGCCTGGACGACTGGCGAGCAACAGGCAGAGCGCTATGACCTGAGCAAGAAATTGCAATCTGTCACATGGAATGAAGAAAATTCGCAGCTCTATGCTGTTGATCTGGATGGCAAGGAAGTAATCAATAAAGTAGGCATCAACGAGGGTCAGCTCGAAGATTACATCGGGAAAGATGCTGCCGAAAAACTATTGAATGCTGAGGTCACGCCGCTTGGGAACCGCACCATTGAAGGCAATGGGCTTAAAGTCGGTGGCGAAGGCATGAAAGGCTTTTACGATAAAATTCTGCCGTCCGAAGTAAACAAATTTGCCAAACGGTTTGGCGGCAAGGTAGGCACCGTCATGTTTCGTGGCGATGACTTATCAAGCCGCTTCCACGGAAAAGAACACCCAACCCACGGCCTAGATATCACGCCTGAAATGAAAGCCGCCGCTCAAAGTGGCTTGCCGTTATTCAGCAAGATTGCTGCGTCTGTCGGTGGCCCGTTGTCTAAGTTTTTTAAAGCTTTGGGTAAAATCGACAACGCTTTCCAATACAAAGTCAGCGACAAGAAAACCGTCGAGGAAGTGTTTGCGGATGTTGCCCCGGACATGAAGGTGAAACTGAAAGGCGAAGCACATACCAGCTTTACTCGGTCCGACGATGCTGATGCCGCCGCCTTGAAGTATGAAATCACCACAGGCAACGGTGCTCCGGCTTACCTGTATGTCGAAAAAGGTGGCTATGGCCGCATGTATTTGGACGCCGCCAGCCTGAATCCTGGCTCAAGCCGTGGCACTGCTTTGTATATGGCCATTTTCAACTACGCCAAGAATGCCGGTAAGGAATTCATCGGCGACCCGAACGGTCTCAGTGATGAAGCCTTGATACGTCGAACCGAGCTTATGGCCGCCGCAGCGATCAAGTACGGCGGTACCGAATTCATGCGTCCGCATGCCCGGCAATTGGACCCAGGTTCCAGCCGGTTCGCTCGTCTTGAATGGCGTGATGGCCGTCACGAAGAAAACTTAGAATCTTTGCTGGAAACGGCTTATAATAATGTCCTGCTTTATGCCCCAGAAATCACAGGTTATTCGTATGACTTCGATGCCGGCCAATTCCGAAACGCTACTGGACAACTTATTACCAACGACGGATTGCGTGAAATTGCAGGCCGAGCTCGAAGCGCGTTTGCAGGGCGGCCCGTCGCACCTGGTGCTGAGCGTACCGGAGAGGCGGCTTTTGGCCGGACTACGATTGCGCGAGCAATACTTGCGCAGTCCGTTATACGCCGAGCAGGACAAGAAGGGGCCGCAGTGGTGGATAGCGTTGATCGGCTCAAGCGGAGCCCTGCTGGCGTAGCCAGCGCTCAGGGCATCCTCTACTCGAAACCAAGCCCCGCCAAAAGCGGGGTTTCTATTTCTGGCGACGTCAACATTTCCAACAAAGCGAAGGAATCGGTGAAAACCGTGCTCGATCGTGTTGCTGGAAAAATTACCGACCTGAAACCCGCATTGCTGGCCGCAATCCCGTTGAATTATCTGGTCGATTACGCACCGAAGGGAATGCCAGCCGTTAAGCAATTCATCGATCTTCGTCAACAGCTCGAAGCCTTCCGGAACAATAAACACCAACAGTTTGATGCCGTGGCACAGGATTGGCTTAAATACGCTACCGTCGGTGGTTGGAAGGGCTTGCTCGGCGAACAGTCAGATCGCGGCAAAGAGCTTTCTGACTTGATGCACGATTCCACAATCGCAGGTGTTGACCCCACGTTGCCGGCGTCAGAATATGCCAAGGAACCGGAAAAGCTGGCGCAACATGCCGACTTGAAGCGTCGATATAACGCCATGCCAGAAGATGGTCAAAAGCTTTACAGCACCGTTCGCAAAGCCTACGAGCAGCAAACCAAGGACATCGAAAAAGCACTCGAAGATAATTTGAAAAAAGCCGCTGACTATCGCCGAGACGAAGCCGAAATTCAGTTCCAGGCCAAGCTGGATGAAATAAAAGAATCCGGCATGTCCATTGAGGACAAAGACCAAGCCACTGCTATCGCTGCAAAAATTTACGAGAAAGCCGTCAAGGCGGCGAGCAGTAGTGCGACTGCCAAGATCATCGGTTTGCGTCAAATGTTCGAATCGATGCGTGTTGAGCAGCCATACTTTCCGCTTAAACGCTTCGGCAAATATTTTGTGTCGGTTCGAAATAAGGAAGGCACATCGATAGCGTTCTCGAAATTCGAGACCTACAACGAAGCCACTGCATTCGCTTCCGAACAAGCCGCGAAGGGCAATTCGGTGACGGTTGGCCTGGATACCGACAAAGATGGTTTCAAGGCAGCAGTTGACCCCCGCTTTATCGCCGACGTCGATCAGATTTTGGCCGGCATGCTTCCGGAAGGTCCAACGGCCGGCGAACGCTTTGCCGATGGCGAGCATATTTCCAGCGATGATGCCGAACATGGTGATGCCATGAAGGACATCCGTGACGCCATTTACCAACGTTATCTGGAAACCCTGCCGGATCTCAGTCTTCGCAAGAGCTTTATCCACCGGAAGAAAACGCCAGGCTATAACCCTGACGCACTGCGTTCGTTTGCATCGACCATGTTTCATGGCAGCTACCAGCTTGCACGCCTGAAATACGGCATCGACATGCAGGCAGCTCACATGCAGGCCGAAGAACAGGCAAAACGTGTTTCGCCGGTTGCCGGTATGGCGCTGGCCAACGAAATCGGCAAACGCTTGCAGTGGGTGATGAACCCGCAGGGCGGCAAGGCAGCGCAGGCCATTACATCGGCCGCGTTCGTCTGGCACCTTGGCGCGAACCCGGCTCACTTGTTCTTGAATGCGACACAGACTGTCATGTTGGGTGTGCCTATCCTTGGTAGCAAATACGGTTTTGGCCGCACCAGCAGCGCCCTGACGCGGGCAACTCGGGACTTTGCCAAGGGTAAGGGCCATATCGAGAACGCGGACCTGACAAACGACGAGAAGCGCGCAATGAAGTCGTTTATCGATTCTGGCTTGATAGACAAAACTCAGGCGCATGATCTGGCCGGTGTTGGAGATACTGGTGCCGAATACTCCGCATTGCGGGCCCGGGTAATGAGCAAGCTTGGTTGGTTCTTTCATCAGTCCGAACGCTTCAACCGCGAAGTAACAGCCTTGGCGGCATATCGACTTGCCCGGGAAACCGGTAAAACCCACGAAGCAGCTATGAAATCGGCGGCTGATCACACCTGGTCAATTCACTTCGATTACAGCGCCGCCAATCGTGCCCGGTTCATGCAGGGCGATTTAGCGAAAATACTAACGGTATTCCGCAACTACAACGTGAACATGCTTTATCGCCTGTTCCGCGACATCCATACATCGTTTAAGGGTGAAACCAAAGAAGCCCGCGTTGAGGCGGCCAAACAGCTCGGTGCGATGCTGGGAATGTACGGCTTGATGGCTGGCGTTACCGGCGTGCCGTTCTATGGTTTGGTGATGATGCTCGCCGGTCTGTTCGATGACGATGACGAGCCGTTTGATGCCGAAAGCCGCTTCAAACAGGGCTTAGTCGATTTTCTGGGTGAAGATGCTGCCGGCGTGTTGCTCAAAGGCGTTCCAGGCTCACTGGCTGGCGTGGATCTGTCCGAACGAATCGGCATGCCTAACTTGTGGTTCCGGTCGCCAGATCGTGAGCTTGAAGGTGAGGACGCCTATTACTACTGGATGGACCAAATCGCTGGCGCCGGGTTTGCTATCCCGAAAGCCATGTTCTCCGGTTTGAAAATGATGCATCAGGGCCATATCGAGCGCGGTGTCGAAACCATGCTGCCCAACTTGGCTAAGTCGCCGGTAAGGGCTTTCCGTTATGCCATGCAGGGCAAGGAAACCAATCTTAACGGCGATCTACTGACGGATATCGGCCCGGGTGACACCATTGCGCGTGCTCTTGGTTTCACGCCGCTACAACTGGCCGACCAGTACGACGAGAATGGTTCGTTGAAATCTGCCAATGCCAAGGTGCTGAAACGTCGCCAGCAAATCATCAATAACTATGCCTTTGCCACTGAACAACGTGACCGGGAAGGGATGAATGATGCGTTGGAAAGCTTGCGTCGATTCAATGCCAAGAACATCGCCTACAAAATCACAGGCGATTCATTGAAGCGATCGATCAAGACTCGTGCCCGTAACGACCAGTTGAATCAGGGCGGCATTGTGATGACGAAGCGGTTGCAGGCATTGGCAAACCAGCGAGACCGAAATAACTGAGACAAAGCAAGGTATCCATTTTGTCTCAGTTTTGAAACGACCCCGGCTTATTGCCGGGGTTTTTCTGCTTTTCTGGCTTCCTGCTCGTCAACGACGGCATCAGCAATGGCTTCAACCTGCTTTTTGGAAGCATTCTCTGCTTCAATTCTTTTATTGGCTTCGGCAATCCATTCGGCTTTATTGACTGTTTCAACGGGTTCCTTGTACTGAGTCCAAGGCCCGACATCAGGCTGCGGTGCTGGTGACTTGTTCCAGCCATGATTCATGGCGTAACCAAAGGTGATCATGACGCCCAGGCCAGCTACGGCTAAAATCCAACGAAGTGTCTGCATGGTGTAGTCCTCTTGGTATAGAGAACGATATCTTAGGCCTGATTCGGCCATAAAAGCCATTTTGTTGCGAAAACTGGCTCCGGCGCGTATCATTCGCCGTTCACGAGCAGCAGGATACGGCTCGGCGCGGATGTTAGATAGCGCCCATATCCTGCCCCCGCTACCAGTTTCTAAGTAATCGAGCGTATGCGAAATTACTCGGGCTTATTCCTGATGAGTTGTTATGCATCAAGAAAACCGGAACCTGGATGTACCGGAAAGGGGCCTTATGGCCCTTTTTT